CATGCACGTGGCTCTGACCCCCACGTCCAACGTGCTGACCTCCAACAACTCCGGCTTCGACACCAACTGGGTGGCTGAGCGTGCCATTGCCGCCGTTGAGCTGACCATCGGTGGCCAGCGCATCGACAAGCACTACCAGACCTGGTGGCGCCTGTACGCCGAGGTGTTCCTGAACGAGTCCGACAAGTACGCCTGGGGCAAGATGACGACCGCCGCCAACCCCACGGCGACTGGCACGACTGCCCTGTCCCCATCCAAGGTGTACCTGCCCCTGCTGTTCTTCTTCAACCGCAACCCCGGCCTGTACCTGCCCCTGATCGCCCTGCAGTACCACGAGGTGCGCCTGGACTTCGACCTGACCGCCTACTACGCCAGCTACTTCGGCACGGGCAACGCCTTCGAGGTGTGGGCCAACTACGTGTACCTGGACACTGAGGAGCGTCGCCGCTTCGCCCAGAAGGGTCACGAGTACCTGATCGAGCAGGTGCAGCACACCGGCGGTGACCAGCTGTCTTCCACCGGCACTGAGGGCAACGTCCAGCTCATCCGTCTGTCCTTCAACCACCCGGTGAAGGAGCTGGTCTGGTGCTACACCAACCCTCTTGGCAGCGCCACAGCTCAGCTGAACGCCATGTGGAACTTCTGCACGTCCACGGGCAACGTGAACGTCACGTCCAACGTGCTGGCCCTGCAGGCCTCCAACAACTACGTCATGCCCAACGTGACCGGTGTGCCCCAGCTGATCTCCACGGCTGGTGTCGTTGCCACTTCGCTGGGTCTGGCTGGTGGGTTCACCGGCAACGCGTACTGGATCGAGCAGGGCACCCAGATGCTGGGTGGTGTTGCCGGCACAGGCGTGGAGGTGGGTCCTCTGCACCTGTTCAAGGTGATCCTGAACGGTCAGGACCGCTTCAAGGAGCAGCTGGGCAACTACTTCAACCAGGTCCAGCCGTTCTACCACCACACCGGCACGCCCTACCCCGGCATCTACGTGTACTCCTTCGCTCTGCAGCCCGAGGAGCACCAGCCGACTGGCACCTGCAACTTCTCTCGCATTGACAACGCCCAGGTGTCCGTGCAGATGAAGTCCAACAACGCCGCAACCCTGCAGAAGCTGTTCGCAGTGAACTACAACATCCTGCGCATCCAATCGGGGATGGGGGGTCTTGCGTTTTCAAACTAAATCCTACCATATTAATAGCATGCGAAACAAAAAAACCAAAAAGAGGGCTTCGGCCCCAAGAACGTTCCAGGTTCTTGGGGTCTAAAGAATATTTTCCTACTATATAGTAGGATGGCAGAACTTAAAAAATGTACGAATTGCACGCGAGGTTTACAACCTATACAGGAATTTGTAAACGAAAAAGGACGGGAATGTTCTACGTGTAATAAATGCCGTACGAAAGGAAAAAAATACGATGCGAAACCGGAACGTCGTGAAGCTCATAACGAATTGCAAAAAGAAAAGGGTTACTATAAAGAATGGAGGGCTAAACAGATTGAAGAGCGACCAGATGAGTTTCGTCAACATAATAATGAAGTTGCTAAAGAATGGAAAACTAATAATCCTGAATATATAGCAAATTGGTCTAGGACGCATCCTAACGCCCGTCTAAATGCCCTCAAACATGCCGCTGAGAAGCGAGGAATTGAATGGAAACTTTCTGATGAAGACGCGAAAGAGATGCTTGTAAGTCCGTGTGTGTATTGTAAACACATTGACCTCGAAGTTCGTGTGAACGGTATCGACCGTTTAGATTCAAACGTATGTTACACTGTTGAAAACTGTCGTCCGTGTTGTAAAAACTGTAATTATATGAAAGGGACCTACGACCCTATAACATTTATAAACATAGCGAAACGAATTGCGCTATGTGACGCGGTGTTTCCAGAAGTTCCTGTGTGTGATGAGCACAAAAGAATGAATAGAAAAAAGACTACTCTGCTTCCTCTTCAGCCAATTCCAGAGAAATCACTGGAAACTCATACCACTGAATGTCCGAGTCGAGGTCAGCCATGTCAGCTGGAAACGAACGTAGAACCTGGAGATCGATGAACGGCTTCATGTCCTCGTCCGATCCGTAAAATACGTGGTCCGTGCGAAATCGCTCGGCACGTGCATCAGACAGCTTGATGAGCGCAACCACCTTGTTGAATGCGATCCGAAATGTCATGTCATCACAGTCTTCGTCCTCGCAGTGGTCATCCGCAAACGTATACGGACGAAGATATGTCATCCGGTACAGTTTTTCGGCTGAAGCCTCTTTCTTCTTAAAAACACTCTGACAAATCTCCATACCCTCTTTGTACTGGCCATCTGTCAAGTGTTCCTTGATTGAATCGATGAAATCTGAAATATCGTGTGCTGTCATTGGCAAGCAAACGCAAAACCTCTCTAGGTCAACCAAAAATGGAAGAGACTCAGGATCAGTTTTCGATGAAATGCCCTCTGTTCCGCGAAAACCTCTGGCTTCGTGAGTTTGGTGAGGTTTTTTACGCCAAGTGTCCGACCCCTCTCTGTAACGTTAAGATTTCTCCCTTCAACTTCGATGTTGGGCATATCACCGCAGCGAGCAAAGGGGGAAAGGCGACGTTTGAGAACTGTCGCCCAATCTGTGCTCGCTGTAATAGGTGTAACGGAACGCGTAACATGGATGAATTTTTCGAAAGAACGAATGCAATGGAGAGGTATTTGTATGATGACCAGCCCTACGAGGTCGAGTGCATCAAGGATTCCAAAAAGTGCAAGGGTAAAACATTCTATCTAATCAAATGGGAAGGGTTTAACGAAAAGTACAATACATGGGAGCCAAAGGACAATTTGGAGCACCCACCGAGCGAGTACGTGTGGGAGACGGAAAAGAGGGTGTTGCGTAGCAACAGTAAAAATGTGTAGTGTCGCTGCGTGGTATGTAATTGATATTTATCATTAAAAAATGGTCAACACCTTTGTCACGTCTGATTCTGTCGTCGAATGTGCGAAAGCTCTTGATTATCGCAGGCTCGGGAAACAACGCGTAGAAGCGTATCAGCTCTGGCGAGCCCTCATGGGAATGACGAAAGGGTGGACGAAACACCCTGCGACTCTCATGTGGACTGGACACACGTGTTTTTTGGCGTTGTACTGTAACACTATGATTGATGAATGGGTAGCTCGCGGGTACAAGAACACGATGCAAAAACTGCCGTGTTGTAAAAACCCTCGCCCGCCGTGGTGGTGGGGCTGGAAACCGATGATGATGTCACATCGGGCATCGCTGAATCGAAAAATGCCGACTTTTTACTCGTTTGATGTTGGGGAATACGCACAATGGGGATACATCTGGCCGTCGAAAGTGCCCAAGGAACTTAGACGCAGTGAATCACCGCCTCTCGAACAGGTGTGTGCACCGGTTGCTTAAACCCTCCGGCGGACTTTCCACCTGGACTTTAACGGCGTTCCTCATAACGGCGGAGAGCGCGCTCCTCGGGCCACCAACCGGGACGCGGGCGCCACGGGTAATCTGGGCGACGCTCTGGGCGTCTGAAGACCATGAATAGGACAAGAAGAATGAGAACGAGAAGAAGTGCCTGAGTACCGTCGAGACCTGCCATTTAAGAGGTGCGCACAAAATAAATCTATGGATGAACTGATAGAGCATTTATCTGAAGAGCTGACATACCAATTGACCATTCATACCGACATGAGACAATGGGAGGCGACGGACCGACTCGAGACCGATGACATGGAAAACATAAACGCAACCATACGTGATGTTTTCGCGCCGTTTATTCGGAAATATGCATACACATCGGTTGTTCCAATCCTACAATATTGTCGAAATGCGCTCGCACACATCGTCTGGGCGTCTATGAATGTGCCGTTCCCACGGGATCCGTTCGAACACATAGAACGCGTCGTCGAAAACACAATCAATGTCATGGTAAAAACATCGTACGAAAGTCTGAAACACAAGATGCTCATGGCGAATCACTACGCCCACCTTATTCAGAGAAATTGGCGACGGACCATCTCTGACCCTGGATACCTCGTGTGTCGAAAAAGGTTGATGAACGAGTTTAAAAAAATATCTTCAGAGACAGATATGTATGGAGATATTTTCAGCGTTTCTGCGGGATTTTAGACACACGTTCAACACAGAGACTGAACGTCCGTGGGAGGGAGTGTGGTCAGGGATAAATTTTTACGAAAAGTATCACATTCTGATTGCAGTCGTGACGGATGAACACCTCGACAAAATCACAGATTCAAACGTCACGGAATTGTACAGGATTGCGAAAGCGTGCGCTGAACGCATCGGGTTAAAAAAATGTCTCGTTACCCAATAAGATGCAAATCTTCGTGAAGACCCTCACCGGGAAGACGATAACCATTGAAGTCGAGAGCTCAGATACCATCGCGAGTGTTAAGGATAAGATCCAGCAAAAAGAAGGCATCCCCCCGGATCAACAGCGACTCATCTTTGCCGGCAAGCAGCTCGAGGATGACCGCACTATGGCTGATTACAACGTGCAGAAAGAATCGACTTTACATTTGGTCCTCCGATTGCGCGGAGGAAAAAATGTCGGCTCACAGTAATGAGCAACCGGTTTCTTCTAGGTCAGATGAGACTCATCGAATCGATGGCGAAATATAACAGACCGTACCAGAACATGATCAATAACCTTCCTCGCAAATTGAACAGAAGCACACTGAGTGAGAATAACAAAAAGAACTACAACACCATCCTCAGGGGTCTGAATGCTATTAAAGCCGAACTCAGGAAGGAGAACAACAGGCTCGTTCGTCTACGAGAGGCTCAAGCCCTGCGACGCAAAAACCGGCGAGCGACGAAAGTACAGGCGCACGTCAGGGGATTCCTCGAGCGAAGACGCCAAAATAAAGACCGTTTCGTACGTGTCACGGGCCCAAACGGAAAGGTTTCAATCGCAGTACGAAACACACCTACGAGCGGGTTCCGCGCCATTGCAGCCAAACGGGCTGCGGAAAGTCGTAATTTGGCTCGTATGTTGCAGGCACATGCCAACTGATAAATTCTAGAGTTATCACAATCCCAACCGGTCAACTTTGACAAGG